TCGATTCCTCGATCGGGACCAATCGGTTCGCCTCCTCGAGCACATGTTCGGCGCCGAGGTAGAGCCCGCGCGCGGCACCGGCAAGCGCCTTCGCCTTGACCGCGGTACCGTGCCAGGTTGTGCGTGTGAGGCTCATGTGCAGGCCACCTCCACATGCACGACTTGGCCCTTGTATTCTTTCGGGCTGACGGCGATGACCGTGCTGATGAGGGTGCCGATCGTGACGCGCGATCCGGGTGTGAACCGCGCCTCGTCGGATGCCGGCACACCCAGCGTGCGTTCCGAGACGACTTCGACGCCGTCAGCGTTGCGTACCATTCGGCGCGTCGTTGACACAACGCAGGTGACGTTGACCGAGGCGGCGTAGAGCGGACCGTAGGAGCCATTACCGGTTTTCGTCTCGATGCCAACGGTGGTGCCCATGTTCTGTGCGACCGCGCTGCGTGTCTGAGCCACTTGTGTGGCGGTGAGGCTCATGTCGAGCTCTCCATGGTCACGCAGTCAAGGTCGTTCGAGTAGCCATCGGCGCGCGTAGTCGCCGAGCTTCCCGAAGAGGTACCACCGGCATAGCCGAAGCGTTTGCGCCAGTCAGCGGCCGATTCACGGTACTGTGTGGCGATGTTCGACAGCGACGCCGACATGTCACCGGCAGAGAAGGTCACTTGGCGTGCCCACAGCGTCGCCAACGTCTCGAGGGCATTGGCAACTGCTCGCTGCCAGGTGCCCTCGATTGTCAGCAAGGCGCCGAGTTCGGCGTCGGTGAAGTTAGCATCGGACGGTTTTGGTCCCGATCCCGAGACCGTGTCGCCGATGTGAAAGCGAATGCGATCGAGGTCGCTCACCAAGTCGCCGACGTATGTGATCGGCGCGGCCGATGGAACCGTGTAGGTGAACGTCACGACATCAACACTCGGCCCGGTCGCGTTGGTGACGATGACACCAGCCGCACCGGACAGATGCGGCGGTGCGGTCGCGGCCAGCAGTGTTGCCGAGGATACCTCGAAGTCGGCCGCGACACCGTCGAAGGCGACCGCCGTGGTACCGACGAAGCCGGTGCCGGCCAGCAGCACGGTCGTGCCGCCGAGGTATGACCCGGTCGAAGGTGTGACGCTTGTCAGCGTCGGGATGGCCATGGCTTAGGCGCCGACCACATAGAAGAGCCAGCCAACGAGCTTGCCACCGGTGAGAGCACAGACTCCCACCGTCGCGGTGACTTCGCGCGCGGCTGTGAGCTTGATCGGAGTGGCGACGCCGGCAGCTGCGAGCGCGTCGGGGACGACGACCTTCCAGGCCACAGCATCCCAGAACGTCGCGGACTCGATCGCGGTCGCAGTGATGAGGTCGTTCGCACCTTGGATGCTCAGAGCAATGGTGGCCTTGTCGGTACCACCAGCGGTGCTAGTGAAGTTGGTCAGGATCTCGATGCCGCCGCCCAGTACGATGGCGTTGTCGGGAAGAGTGACTCCGAGACCGTGCGCGGCCTGCGTGCGGTGAGCGGCGACGGCGGTAGGATCGAAGGTGAAGCGAGCCGCCTTGAGGGCTCCGAGTCCGTCTGATGTCGCGGCACTCTGGTCGGCTACCGCGTCGATCTCGGCAGCGGTTGCTCCAATCTGCACACCACCGATCCAGAGACCGTCGGTCGTGGCATCAAGGCCGTTGAAGTGTGTAACGCCCATGTTCTAATCCCTTCGTCTGACCAGGGGCGGTGAGCGGTGATGCCCACCGCCCCCAGCATGTGCATGCCAGTCAGAGCGCTACCGGATCAGGCGTTGCCCTGATGAATCCAGCGCCAATCGCGCCAGCCGAAGCTGTACCGCATGTAGCCGATCCAGGTCGAGAACAGCGTCTCGTCCTGCTGCTTGCGCCGGACACCGGAAGCGACACGGTCAAACCAGAACAGCGACTGCTTCATGAGACCGGAGTCGATCATGAACCAAGCCGTCGAGGAGGTCAGCCGCGGCCACACCATGTAGCGGAAGCGACCCTGTTGCGGGTTGATGTCGTTGTCTGCCTTGCCGACGACGTTCGGCGTCTGAGTGATGATCTTCATCTCGTTCTCAAGAGCGACCGGCCCCAAGAGGAGATCAGGCATGACGCCAACGATGTTGTTGGTGTCGTCGGTCACGCCCATCATGGTCTGCCGCACCGTCTCGACGTTCGCCGCCGAAATGGCCAGCGCCGAGATGTTGTCCTGCGTGACCGCCGACTTAGTGGGGCTAGCAGGATGGCTGGCGTTGCAGAGGCTGACGTTGTCGCCACCGACCGGGGTCGCGGCATCGGCGTTGTTGAACACCGACGCGGCGTCGATCTCGCGCTTGAGCGCGGCAGAGCGACCGAGCTGGGTGGCGATGTCGGTGATGGTCGCGTACTTGTTGTCGTCATAGAGCTTGCGCTGGATGTCAGCCTCGAGCGCGAACTCCTCATGCGTGAACGTCGACTTGTAGCCCTTGTCGTAGCTGACCTTGGGCACGACGCCGGTCGACTCGTAGAGATCCCACGCATCCGGGGACGTGGTCCCGAACGAGTAGAAGAACTCTTCGGCGGAACCGGAGTTCTGAACGTTAAACAGCTGGCCGAGCATGCTGGGCACGCCGGTGTAGCCGATGGAAAACCACTCGCGGATTCCAGGGGCGAGTGCTTCTGCCCATTGTGCGGAAGTAAGCATCTACCTCACCCCTCTCAGGTCTTCGCGATGGTTTGGATATTGGCCGCGTGGATGAAGCAGACCAGGGTCTCTTCGTCGGCGGCAGAGTTCGCGAAGACGACAAGATCGTGGTTCGTGTCCGAAGCCACGGTCATCGCACCGGTCGCACCGGAGATGTCCAGATACGCGCCCTTGAGGCGGGCGTTAGCATCGTAGACGCCGAGAATCTGATCCTCGTCAACGATGACCTCGATCTTCGTCCCGGTCGTGGCAACGCCGTCGCAGACCGCAGTCTCGTTGACGACGCCCAGGAAGGTAGTGGCGTCGGTGGCGGAAATCTCGCACTCACCAGAGGTGAGCGAGACGATGTCCCCCTTGTGATACGTCGCGGCCGATGCAGCGACGAACTTCTGAATGGTGGGTGGCCCACCACACCGGCGACCGCGATAGCGGAAACCAGCAGAGGTATCAGCCATGAGAGTTCACCTCACTCTTCGGTTGAGCTTACGTATGCTCAGCCATCACGGCTGCTACCTGTGGGGCATCACGCCCCCTGCTTGTGCGTACTGTACTACGTCTACGTCTAGTGCGCCAAGGCGGCCTTTTCGCGCTCGGCTCGTTCGCGTGCGGCGATGACACTAGGATCTTCACCAGCAGCCTGAGCGGCAAGGGCGGCCTTGTTGGCGGCGTACTTCTCTGGCGTGATGTTCATCAGCTTCGCCGTCTCGATCTCGTCGGCAGTCAGCCTCACGCCGGCACTGCGATCGCCGTTGCCGCCGGCGCCGCCGTCGAGCGAGGGCGCCGTCTGACGATTCGACATCGGCACGCGACCGGCGGCGACAAGCGCCTTCACGGCCTCGTCAACGCCGCTGATCTTGCCGTCGTCACCGATATTGACCGCGCCCTTGTCGGCGAGCAGGTAGACATCCTCGGGATGCGCGACGCCGGCTTTGTAGGCGGCGGTCTCGAAGGCTGCCTTCAACGCCGTGGTCTTGGCCTGCTCAAGCGCCGACTTCTCGCGTGCCTCGGCATCGTCGGCGCGCTTGCGCTCCTTCTCCAAGTCAGACATCGCCGCCTGTTGCCGTGCTTCCTCGGCCTCGCGAAACTTCTTGAGCTCGCGCCGGTTGGTCGCTGCCTCGCTGTTGGCGGTCGACAGAGCGGCAGCCGTACGTGTCAGTTCGGCCTGCAGCTCCTCTACGGTCTTGCCACCACTCACGGACCCTGTGCCCTTGGCGGCATCGAGCGCCGCCTGTGCGTCGGCTGCGGCCTGCTCTGCGGCGATCTGTTCGGGGGTCTTCTCGTCAGCCATCTCGGCTACTCCTCTCGTTGGGCATCACGCCCGGTTGTCATGCGCTGCGATACTCGGTTGTCGCGAACGTGTGCGCTGACACGTTGGTCTTGCAGTAGAACGCTCCCAGACACGGCCAGCGCATCGGCATCACCGCTGCGCCGGTGGTCATGTAGGTCGCGTTGTCAACCACCGCCAGGTGCGCCAGATAGTAGGTGGCGAGCAGGTTGATCAGCGTCACGGCACCGGCTTTGTCGGTACACGCCGTTGTCGCCGCAACGAGCGCCAGGTTGACGGCATCGGCGCGACCGCCGTGTTTGGTCGTACTGGCAAGGTGGGTGAGCATGTTGGTGCGGATCAGGTTGACCTCGGCGACGGCCGTTGCTTCGGTTGTCGCCGCAGTGTGAGTGATCGTCCCGGTCGCGGCGGCGTGGTAGGCCGTTGAGGCGATGTGCGTGATGAAGTCGTCCATGACCTCGTCGGCCAGGGCGTAGAGCTCGGTCGTGTCGTTGGTCGCCGGGTTGGTCGCCGCGATCGTGGTCACATCGGCGATCTTGTGCGTGAGGATCGAGCAGTACTGCAGCGTCTCAGTGGTCACCGTCGGCGCCACTTCCATCAGCAGCGTGGTCGGGTCCGGTGTGACCAGCACATAGGCCGTGGTAGCCGGCGAGTAGAGCGTCATCACCGGCGCGGTCGGGAACGGGTTGCCGCCGTTGTAGCTCTCGCTCGAGGGTATGACCGAGACCGAGAGGCCGGCCTTCTGCGGTCCGATTGGAACAGTCATTGCATGCCACCCTTCCGGGTTTGTGCGGAGGTGCCCTTGGCGGATGTCCGTCGCTTGCTCGGCGCCGGCACATCGGCTGGCTTGAGACCGAATTCACGCTTGAGCGCAGGAGTGCCGTGGTCGGTCGCCTGCAGCGTGACGTGAATCTCGCCGATCTCGCGTTCGTTGATCCGCTCGACCTCGGCACGGAACGCCCCCTCAGTCACGGGGTCAAGCCCGATGCCTAGCCCCTGCATCTCGAGGATCGCGGCGTCTGCATCCATGTGTCACTGTCCTTTCTTCTTGCCGAACGGTGGTGCCTTCTTGCCGACGAACGGCGCTGACTTCTTGCCGGCCGCCGGGTTGTTGCGCTTCAGGCGACTGTCTTTCGGTGTGCCCTTCGACGGCTTGCCACCCATGTCAGCCCTCCTCACGGGCCACTCGGATTGTGCGTTCCTTGCCAAGGTCCAGAAGCCCAAGCAGATACGGAACCTTCATCGGCGTGTTTGCTGAGACCACGAATCCATCGAGCGTCTCGGCGACGACCACGACATGCGCATACTCGTCGGCATGCTCCAGACCGTCAGCGAACACGTCTCGTGCTCCTGCTCCTCGAAGTCCCTTGACCTCGGCCAGTGTGGCGCCCCCCATCATGCCTCCTTGTCTGCCGTAGTGTAAGCCTGCGTGGCTGATCGGGCAAAGGTGGTCACAGTGCCCCCAACCTCTCCCGCGTCGGCTGTCGCTTCGCAGTCGTCGTGGCCACGTGCTCCCGGATCTTCGCCTGATAGTCACGCACCCTTGCTGCTGCTGCCTTCCGCGCCGGATCATCCATCGCCGCGGCCTCGATGCGTTTGGCGGCGCGGGTCTGGCGCTCGAGATAGCGGAGCTTCTGCGTCGCGACGTAGCCTTCGGGGTCGGCGGTATTGTGCATGGGGCGGGTGATGCCTTCTTGGTAGGCGCTGATCGAGTGCCGGCAATTGCAGTGGAAGAGGCCGGCGGCGCGTGCTTCGTCGAGGGTTGGGTAGGTGGTCATTCCTCTGTCCTGCTCATGAATTCTCTGACAATACGGATATAGTCAGTCTTTGTTGGATTGGCAGGCAACCTTTCCGCTGCAAAGGCTTGCAGTGATCTTCTGGTCGCCGGGCCTTTCCACAGCCCGAGTTCATCTCCAACATCATCAAGAGAGACAGATTCAACTTTTGCTTGCTTCGGTATCTTTGATTTCTTCTTGGCAAGCTTTTTCGCCTCTTCTGGATATTCTTTTGCCCAAGCCTTCCATTGCTTGTGTGTCCAACCGCGACTAACCCAGTCCTCTGGAATTTCACGGGCAATTACTGCGTAGCCCTCCGAGTTACGCTTTAGCAATGCTCCTTCAGGAACGTCGACATTCAACAGTTTCCCACGACCGCTGTACAACTCTTTCTGCATTTGTGCAGCGGCTTCCCAATTGTCATGAAGCGATATGTTCCATGTGTCATAGTCGGTTTCCCATTTATTCTTCGTCTTTGTTCCTCTAGAAGTAAGCTCATCGGCAGACAACAGAGGTTCTCCATCATTATGTCTCGGAGATGCAACATGCCAGTACCGCCTCCCTGTTTCTGGCGCTGCTGAACCGACTATCTTTGGCTTTACGACAGCATCCCGGATCGCAATATGTTCAAGTTCTTCATCAGAAATCATCCATGGAGCCTTACCCGACGATGTCTGGGGCACAGCAGTGAGAGGTGACTGTGTTTGCTTAGCAACAGCCCCTTCGCCCTTTACCGACCCAAGCGAAAGTACCTTCCCTTCCCACGGTCGGCACAGCGGGCACTCTTTCGGCGCGTCAGACACGATCACAAGGTCGATGTCGTTCGCCGTCAACCGATCCTCGGCACCTTGCACCGCCGCACGCCCACACCCCGTCCTAAGCGCCATCTCCGTGTACGACTCCAGCGTCCACCCGCGCCCTGCCTTGTCGATGAATCCGCGCACCCCGGCGCGCGCGAATCGATCGAGCGCCGACTGTGCTGCCTGCCTCCGTGTCTGTGTCCCGAGCAGGACCTGTGCGCCGGCACGCTCGACGGTAGCGCGCGTGGCCTCGTCGATGACCGTGCGCATGCCGTTGGTGACATAGGTGACGGCGCCGCGGTGTGTCGCGGTCAAGTTCGCCAGCGTCTCGGCCGTCAGAGCTTCGACGGCGCGCAGACCGGCGAGCGGTTCGACCGGCACGACGCCGGGCTTGAGACGCGCGATGTCATCGATGGCGGCCATCCCACCCTGCTCATACGCCTTCGTGATCGCCGTCTCGACGCCGGTGCGTGCCTTGGCCTCGAGGTCTGACAGCAGCAGCTCGCACTCGCGCTTGTACGCTTGGATCTGAAACAGCTTCGCCTCGGCCCAGGCCGGACCGTCGATGCCCTTTGCCAGTCGCTTCGCCATGCGCGCCAGCATCTGGCGCTCGGCCTCGGCGTAGGCGTCGACCATGTCGGCGGCGAGGTGTTCGGCGAGGGCGGGTGAGACGGGCACGTTAGCCAGCTTCTCCAATGAGCGTGCTGTCGTTCGAGTCCAGTCCATCGACCCAGTAGTCATCGCCACGCCGACGCACGACCACGATGTCACAGCCGTTGTTGAGCGTATCGATGACGGCCATACCTACCGCCGTGCATTCGTCGTCGGTGTGGAAGACGCCGTCTCCGCACGGATCGACAGGATCATCCGGCATCACGTCACCTCGTCGCCGACTACGGGGAGCCCACGAACCTCGTGTGCCGTGCGCTTCATCGCCTCTGCGTCTTCCGGCCCGTACGTCTCATCGTAGGGACGCATGAGCGTTGAGTCCTCGAGGAGTTCGTCAGCCGCCCGCTGCAGCGCTCGGTTGAAAAAACTCCTGAGCTCTTCCCTGTCTAGCATCAGTGCACCGCCCCATGCGAGCGCACCACGGTCAGTCGCGATACCGTCTCCGCTTTCTTCGCTTCCTCGGCGGCCTTCTCTGCGGCAGCGTCGAGCTCGGCGGCGTGATCGGGACAGAGGTGCGCCGGTAGCTGCACCTGCGCCACTTGCACCATCACGACCTTGCCGTCTGCGTCCTTGCCCTGTGGTGCGAAGACGGGCGCGTTGACGCCGCGTTCGACAGCGTCGTCATGTGGCACGGCAATGCCACAGATGAAGCAGTGCATGTGGCGTGGCAAGTTGTTGGTCATCGTGTCGCCCCTCCCCTAGTCGATCACGCTACCGGGCCGATGTCCGGCACCGCCATTCCCATCTCGTCGCGGATCAACTTGACCTCGGCTGCAATCTTGTCCTCATCCCAGTCCGGGTGCAAGCGCCGCACCTTGGTATCGGTCGACATCGCACCGGCCTGGGTGGCAGCCGCGACCTCGTCGGCGAGCGCCTTCGGGTCCGGCTTCTCGTCATCGACCCAGACCGTCGAGACACGCGTCGCCTCGTCGAGTTTGCCGGTGCCCCAGACGTTGTGCAGCCGGCGCGCGATCGCAATCGCATCCTCCCACGAGTTGCCGAACGTCGTCTGTCGGTCGAGCGCCTTGCTGATCAGGCCAGCGCGCTGCTCTTTCAAGGTTCCAGCCGCGGCAACCTGGCCGGTGAGCTGGAAGAACGACAGCGGCGTGCGTGTCAGCTTGGCGGCGTCGGCTGTGATCTTGTCGTGGAGTTCGATCAACGCGGCGAGGGAGGCCGGCGGTAGGACGCCGAACTTGGTCTCGGGGTTCTCCGACCACAGGAACACGCCCGGCGCCACCGTCCTGCCCGAGCCGTCGTAGCCCGACGCCGTGTACATCTGGAAGCCGGTCGAGTCGGCGGCGCCGAGTAGATCGATGAACACCTTGTTGCTGGCGTTGGCGAGCGGGATGACGTCCTCGAGTTCTGACTCGCCGTAGCTGTAGCCTTGATCCTTATTGCGGAAGTGCACGGCGGGGATGCCGAGCGGTTTGCCACCGATGCGGCCCGTGTCGGTCCAGGGGATCGGCCACTCCTCGCCCTCTTCGACGTAGTGTTGCCATGTGTTACCAGTTCCTTCGTCTGAGTACTTCTCGATGCGATTCGGGTAGTAGAAATTCGTGCGCCGCGTCTTGATGTTGACTCCGCTGGTAATCGTCCAACGCTTGACCGCGACCACTGGCAGCATACGACGTTCGTCGGAGTAGATGATGTGCATCCCCTGCTGACTGACCGAGTCGTACGCCTTCTCATGCGTCAGCAACGGCATGCCTGATTCGTTATCCCATTCGACCAGTATGTAGGTGTCACCGTCACGCACAGCCGATGTGTGCACCACTCCCTGCTGTGCGTCCATCCGGTTGAACTTCCACCACTCTGCAACCTGATCTGAAAGTGTCTTGTCGGTACCGCAGTCGAAGTTTGCGATCTTCAGTTTCTCAGCCAATGCATCAACTATGATCGGACAGAAGTTGAACGAGAACTCCTGCTCCGATGAGAGCTCAAGATACTTTCGCGTCCGCTTCGTGAGCGCGGTGTCATGTTCTCCTTCGTAGTAGTCGCGGAACATCGCGTACTTGTCGAAGCGTGTGTTCTCCTGCGACTCAAGCCAGGCGAGATATGAGAGCTGCACAACATCGATGCCCTCTGGTTGCGCCTGTGCGAAGGCTGGGAGGATGACGACCATTGCTCTACTCCTTCGGTGCGGTGGCCATCACGGCCGTGCCTTGAATCCGAGCATCACGCTCACGCATACTTTTCCATGCCTGACTTGTACACGTTCGTCGCCAGCTTGGCAAAGGATCCACTGGTCCCGTCGACCATGTCGTCGTGCTTGCCGTTCGGAAACGCGCACATCTCGTCGATGTAGGCTGCATTCCAGCGCCGGCCTTCCCTGTCCTTGATCAGCTTCAGGTTTCCGACCTCTACTTGTGCAGCCACCGGCGTCGCCCGAACGATCTTCGAGCCGGTGACGGTCTCGGCATGAACATCATACCCGGCCAGTTCGCTGACCGTGTTCAGCGCCGACTCCTTGCCACCACTGCCAGGCTCCTGCTCGACCCACACGCTGTAGCGCGGACACGTCGCTGCGTCCTGCTCGGTCGTCTGGCGAATGACTATGTTGCGCTGCGATGGTGACCACTGGCCCCGGACAACGTCGAGCACGTAATAGATGTTTCCGCCGCGACCCATGAGCACTCCGGCCGAGTAGTCGCCGCCGCCTTCGACCGACGCTTTGTCCCAGTAGCGCACCCAGTGCGTGAGGAAGGCTGGCCGCTCCGGTAACACCGTGCCGAAGTCGGGACGCTTGAACAGGTTGCCCCCCGGTGCTACTGGCAGACCTTGGTACTCTCCAGCCCAAACAACAGACTGCACCTCTGCCTCGATCCTGGCCAGCTCCTCGGCGCTGAAACGCAAGGGCGCAAGCGGCTCACCTTCTGGTCGTCCGAGTGGATCGCCTTCGCCTTCTGATGTCGCCGGCAGACGCAGCACCTCCCACTGGTCCGAGTCCTGCGCCAACAGGCGACCGGCCAGATCATCCTCGTGCCAGCGCGTCATCAGCACAACGATCGCACCGCCTTCCCAGATCCGCGTTCGGAACGTCGAGAGATACCAGTCCCAAGTTGAGTCGCGGTAGGTCACGGACTGCGCCTGTTCCCAGCCCTTCACCGGGTCATCGATGATGCCGAGCATCGCGCCTTGCCCGGTAATCGGGCCACCAACACCTGTCGCCAGTAGGCCGCCGCGGTGTCCCTCGAGCTCCCAGTGATCGACGGCGCGGCTGTCGCCCTGCGTCTTGATGCCAGGGAAGACGCCTTGGTATTCGTCGGACTCGACGCACTGCCGAGCATGGCGACTGAGACGGTAAGCATGATCGGCGCCATAGGATGTCAGAATCACCGGATCGTCCGGCCGCTTGCCCATCCAGTACGCCGGCAGACGCACGCTCGAGAGCTCCGACTTGCCGTGCTGTGGTGGCGCGAAGATCATCAGCCGGCGGCACTCGCCAGCAACGACGCGGTCAAGGTGGTGGGCGATCAGCCGGTGTGCTGCCTCGGCACGGTACTGGGGGAAGGTGGCCTTCGTGAAGCCGATCAGGCTGTTGCACGCATGGCGACGACGCAGCTCGGCTGTTGCCGCGACGACCTGCTCGCGTGCCTCAGCCGTCAGCGGCATCGCGCAGGGTGTCCTTGATGATCGCGATCAGGTCTTCGTCAGACAGGTCGGCAAACTGATGCTCGATGCCGACACGCTTGCCGACACGCCCTGCCAGTGTCTCGGTCAGCTCGGTCAACTTCACCGACGCGTCGAGTTGTGTCCTGGCATCGACGGCATCGGCGCCGAGACTCTGCATGAACTTCGCCAACGCCAGGTCACGTGCCTCTTTGATGCGCTCGGCGGCCTTTGCCTTGACCTGCGACGCCGCACCACCGTGGATATAGCAGACAGTTCCGCCCTTGATTGCGGCACGGCGACAACGTTCACCGCTACGAACGGACTTTGCAGTGCATTGGCCCACTATACCTCGGTCTCACCATGGGTCGCCATGTCGCCTACTGTACCGCCGATTCGCGATCCGGGCAAAGGCGGGTCACTGTAAGCGCTCCAGCACACGACGAAGCGCCCCAAGCTGAGCGCTCACGTTGTCCTGTGCGTCTTTAGCAACCTTGGCGCCGAATTCTTGATGAAGTGCTCTCGCTCCACACCAATGCACGAATGCCGACTCCGCCTGCGCCTCGAGACTTTCGATCTCTGACTCGATCCACCGCCGCAGATATTGCACATCATGGTTCCCCGCCGGGCAGCACTCTGGACAGATGTCCTGACCGTCGGCCCACTCGATACCACGCTCTAACCGCTTACCCCCGATGCTGTAGTACTTCGGCCGCCATTGATGCCCCTCGGCGCACTCAAACAGGACTCGCTTGACTTCGCCTCTCATGCCACTCCATCCCTCCTCTGATACCGCACCGCCGCTCGCACGACGGCCTCGATCTTGTCATCGTCCGCGACGTTGTGGAACTTGCCGCCCCAGGCCGACACCCACACCGGCCCCAGCACACGCCGCTCGAAGCAGTAGACGCACTCGAGCTCGCCTCGGTCGGCTGCCCCGAACCCGCCCACCAGCGTCGCGCAGACGTTGAGCTCGCGGCCACAATTGCCACAGACGAAGGTCTCGTCGCAGCGGTCGGAGGGGCAGGCGTGACAGACCGGCTGCTCGGCTCGCCGCAGTGACCTGCTGTGCTGCCGCTCGCGTTCACGGCTCCGCTTGCAGGTCTTGCAGATCGTCGTCAGACCGTCCGGTGAGTCGGTGTCGCGGTAGTAGTGGTCGGTGTCGGCCGGCTGATCGTCGTGGCAGCGACGGCAGGTCTTGGTGGTTGTCATGCCCACCCCTCCGGCCACGTCGCCGGAGTAGGCGGCATGATGTGCTCGAAAACGATCCGATTCACGAGCTCATCTGCGGCACAGCAATTCGCCTTCATGAACATGTCGACGAACTCGAATCCGGTCATGCCGGGGAAGCCCTCCAGCACGCATTCTTCGCGACCGTCGTTCGGGTACCAGATGATCATCTCAAGCGGCTCCCAGAACGTCGAGATGGTTCGCGCCGGATGCATGCGAACCACGTGCTCGCCCTTCTTCAACCCTTGGCACTTCTCGACGCCCATAAAGATCTCATCGACGACGAGGAAGTCCCACCCGAGTCGCCGAGTGACCGTCTTGATGCCGGCGCGATAGGCCTCCGTCGTCATGCTGAAACTCATGTTGCGCATCAATCCTCCTATTAGCTTAGCAGGGACAGTAGGGACAGTAAACCCCCTTTTTCCCCAAAACTCCTCACACGCGCCCGTACGAGACACTTTGGGCGAAAAAGCCGTTTACTGTCCCTACAGGCACGATTCTACTGTCCCTAGCGATGAAGATAGTAACACTCTCATTTGCCGATTCGGCAACGTCCGCTCCATCCTTACTGTCCCTTTACGATTGTAGTAGGCGCTTCTGTCCCTCATTCAGCACCCGATTCCGGTCTGTGTCTCGGCGCCGGTAAGCGCCACTCCGACCCATCCGCGGACCCCGTTGCTACGGTACGGCACCAGTCCTCGCGCGGTCATCCGCTCGCCCCATTCGCGCGCGCCAACCGAGTACCGGACCGAGTAGTGTTTGCGCCACATCTCATACGATGCGCGCAGGTCGGTGTTCGATGTTCGCGCGCCCTCTTCTTGCTCGCAGCACTCATCCCACCAGGACTGCAGCGGGTCCATGCCGATCCGCACTGCCAGTGTCTCCGCGCGCGCTGCTGCCGGCACGTCTAGACCTTGTCTACGCCACTCGTTGTATCCCTCGACCACCCAGGTCAGTATCCCCGAGCCGCACTGCTCCGGGTCGCTCAACAGCTTCTTGATGCGCTTGTCAGGGTGTGCAGGCGGATGGTTGAACGGGAAGATTACGGCTCGGCGCCAGACCGCGTCGTCGTTGTCCGGCATGCGTGGCACGTCGTTGGTGTGCAGCCAGATCTTCGCTGTCGGGATCATGGTCTGGTTGCGCTGGTACTTCTCGTTGGCGACGATCGGGTCACCGCCGGTGAACGCCTTGATCAGCGCGACCGCTAGTGGGATCTTGCGCTGCGTCTCTGCGCTGATCGCAATCCGCACCCCGTCCAGATCCACTAGATCGCCGCGGGTACCGCCGACACGGTCACGCTCGAGCCAGGTCTCGGCCGCGGTCGCATGCACGTAGTCGCCCAGCGTCGCCGCGAGCGCGTCGCAGACGGTCGATTTCACCGAATGCGTCGGTCCGTGCAGGATGAAGAACACCTCCTCGCTCGTGTCTCCGGTCGCACAGTAGCCGCATGCGCGCTTGAAGCCGGCCACGAACTCCTCGTCGTCTCCAAGCGCCGCCGAGACCACACGTTCCCAGAGCTCTGAACGCACCTCGGGATCGTAGTCGGCACGCGTCACCTTGCGTAGCAGATCCTCCGGCCGGTGTGGCCGCAGCTCCCCTGTCCGCAGGTCCAGGGTGCCGTTGCTGCAGTTGAGCAGATGAGCGCCACGATCGAACTGGCTTGGATGCACCGACACGCGCGGATCGCTGCGTGCGTTCTCGAGCGCGTGCCGACGCGAGATCGCCGACATCGACTTCGACGCCCACTTGCCGATCGTCTCTGCTCGTTCGGAGCTTCCCGCCATGGCGGCGGCCTGGAACAGCCCAATCAGAGCTTGGCGCATCAGATCGGCCACTAACAGGACCTCGTCAGGCGACCACTTCACGCCGTCGTAGACGTACCATCGCCCTTCGATGTCGCAGTAGCGCACCATGTGCCCATAGAGACGAATGAAGCGCATGGCGTTGCCGGTGTCGTCGAGCCCCTCGAATGGCATCTCGCCGGTAACTGCCGGCGCCTCGATTGTCTGAGTCTGAACCTCAGCCTGAGGGTTACCCTTAGCCTTAGTGTTTGTAGGATCTGTCTTCTTCTCCCTCGCCACCGCGATATCAGCGATCGTCCCCGGCAGTTCCGGCAACGGCGCGTAACGTGCCACCGACTCGGCGATCTTGCGCACCTGGGC